AAGAAAAGGTCTGTACTTAATTTTTTGTCCAGTTGAAGGCAACTCAAGTTCATAAGTTGGTGTAGAAATCTTAGGTAAAGGCATAATGTCCTATAGAAACTTCAGTATGATTATTTATTCTGCTTATGAAACAAGTCCACCACTACCAGGATTAATTTGTCCTGGACTTGTTCCTAGAAGATTTTGATTTAAACTAAGTGCAGTCTGTCCAAACTGACCGGTGGCATCAGTTACAAATTGAGGATTTTGTGGAATTCCTGGTGTTGGAAGTGGCACCGATGGCTCAGAAGTAGTTGAAGTAATTACGCTTGTGTTCTTCATAAGATATCGATCATAACTAAACGAAACAGTACACTTAAGTAGTTGCGAACTATCATAAGAAATTGGCATTGAATTTATAGAAATTGGAAACGCATTAATAAACTCATATGATAACTTTGCTCCAGTATGAGGTCCATTAGTTTCAATATTTTTTCCTATTCTTGGTTGTGCATTTCTTTCAAATTTGTCAATAAAAATAGTTGTTTTGTAAGTCTCAGGAAATTTAAATCTAACAAAATGAGTTTCTTGATTTGTTGATATTTGTTCGCCAGATATAAACTGTATCCACCTTTCAAAAAATCTGATCTGATCATATGTTTGATTTACATAAAAAGTAAAATCTATACGATCATCATATAATCTCCTATATGCATGTCTTTGCGTAATTCCGGTGTAATCATCATTTAGTTCTTGAGTGGTTAATGATGATCCAGGTAAAGACGCTTCAGAGCAACTTATTAACAAAAGTTCACTTGATCCTGGAAGTCTTGAATCTAATTTGCTCATAAAATCATATAAAGTGCCGTCAAATAGACTTGGAAAATTTCTAAATTTTTCTACACTAATCCAAACTTGATAATGAGATGTAAGTGCTGGTTGAAGTATTCTTGATTTTAAATCAATTGCTGCACTGTAATTTTTTGGCGGAGGGCCTGACTGACCTGATGCACTCGAAGATGGAGATCCATTACCAGGACTTGTTCCAGTTCCTGATGTTGTTGTAGTTGATTGAAGTGGAACTCCAGGAGCTGGTCCATTATTAATAATAGTATATGAAAGACCTTCACTTGAGGTGACTACCGTATTACCGTTTGCGTCTGTAGTGCGAGTTTGTCCAGTTTCTGCCATTTTATTTTTGCGTAATAGTTAGTCACCTATAAATACTTTTACTAATATATTATGTATGCTGGAAATGGCAGAAAGCATTAAAAGTATCTATAAACCATCTTATCCAGAAAAGTATAAAGGTGATGCAAATAATATAATTTGTAGAAGTAGTTGGGAGCGCAAGTTTTGTTATTACTGTGACCATAATCCAAGTATTGTTTCTTGGGCATCTGAAGAATTTTGTATTTCTTATGTGTCTCCTGTGGATGGTAGAGTACATCGATATTTTCCAGACTACTTAATTAAAGTCCAAGAGTCATCCGGTAAAATTAAAACTTATGTAATTGAAGTGAAACCAAAGAAACAAACGGTTCCACCAAAACAAAAATCAAGAGTGACTAAATCTTATCTGCACGAATGTAGAACTTATGCAGTGAATCAAGCAAAGTGGAAAGCAGCACAAGAATGGTGTGCGGATAGAATGTTAGAATTTAAAGTCATCACAGAAGAAGAACTTTTTAACTCACGATAATGGCACAAGGTTTTGGTCAGTATGCTAATGTTCCTCCACGAATGAGAGAACTCAAAAAGAAAATTGCTGATGCTGGAACTAGTGATCCAGAAGACTTAATGTTAATCATTATGGATACTCTTAAAGAAGAAGTATTATATCCCGAACCAGGAAAGTTTTATACATTCATTTACAATCCTAAAACACCAGAAATTGAATATGATCAACATCCATTGATTGCCTGCACTTCATTAGAAAGATGGGGATTTAAAGCAATTAATTTTCACTGGAGAGAAGGTAGACAATATACTTGGGAAGAAGTTGCAGGAAAACTTCATGTAGTAAAGTATGAAGAACTTGATGAAATGTTATCAATACCTTATGCAAAATTCCGTCTAAATAAATAAAAAACTCCCATAAATGTCTCATACTCTACAAAAAATTGAGATAACTAATCCTCTTATAATTGAGGAGGAGTTCTGATGAGTGCAAGATATCTTTATAGTGATCAAACAGGACCATCATTACCAGGAGGAGGTCCATTATTTTTTAGAACAGTTACAACATACGAAAAAGATTCTTCAGGAAGAGTTATAAATCCTACCACTATTGTATTTTATACAGCAAAACCTGGTGGAAGAGCAGGTAATGGTGATCCTTGGACATCAGGTTCTTCTACAAGTTCTGATGGTTTCAACCAAGGAGGATTTGTTCGCGTAGCAACTACATCCGATGGGGGAAAAACATTTAGTGTTGGTAATCCACCCAATCCTTATACTCAAGAAGATGCAGATGCAGGAAGAATACCACCAGGAAAAAAAGTTGGTGATCCCATTTTAGGACCAGAAGCAATAAAATCACTAACTACTCGCGGCGGAGTTTTAAATGAAGCAATTCAAAATTCTGTGATTAACACTGCAGTAAAAACTGAACCAGGATTAGCAAAACAATTAGCAGCAAAATTACAAAGCACTGCGACAACTTCACCTCAACAACCTGGTCAAGGAGGAACTCCACCACCAGCACCTCAATTACCAGGACCAGATCAAACTGGAACAGGCACAGGAGGAGAACTTAAAGTAACAGATCCAGCATCCGTATCAGGTGTCCCTACTGGAAGTTATGTAAAATATCCAAAAGATATGAAGGATGATCAAGATAAAATAAAATTTACAGCGTGTGAAATAAGTTCAAGAACAGGTGGTGGTGGATCTGGATTACAATTCAGTTTTGGTGAAAGAAGTTATACACCAGTTGCAGGACCTATTTTTTTAGCAATACAAGCACCTATCAGCGATCAAAACTCTGTTGATTGGGGCCCTGATAGTGTAAATGCAATTGATGCTGCTTTATACGAAAAATCAAATACATTTATGAACACTCCAGGCAGTCAATTAGGAAATGAATTTCAAAGATTTATGAGAGAGGTAAATCAAGAAATGAGAAATCAACAGGGGAGGTTTCAAAGATATCTTGCAGGACAAGCAGCAAGTATTAATAATGTCCTTGCAAGAACTGATAATGTAATTCTCAATCCAAACCTTGAATTGCTTTTCCAAGGTCCTCAATTAAGACCTTTCTCATTTCAGTTTAAAATGTCTGCAAGAGGTCAAAAAGAAGCAGATGATATTAAAAAAATTATAAAATATTTTAAGTATCATATGGCTGTTAGAAAGGAAACTGGTTTATTTTTAAGAGCACCTTATGTTTTTACAATTCAATACTGTAAAGGAAATACACCAAAACATCCTGGATTGAATTTAATTAGTCCAGATAATGATAAAAAAGCGTGTGCATTAACAAATTGTTCTGTTGATTATACTCCTCTTGGATCTTATGCAACCTATGAAGATGGAACTATGGTTGCGTACACATTATCTCTTCAGTTCCAAGAACTAACTCCAATTTATGATACTGATTATAAAGATTATCCTCACGATATAGGTTTCTAATATGACTAAACCATACTTCAGACAAGTTCCCAACTTTGAATACGTTTCCAGAAATCCAGGAGAGAAATATATCTCTGAGTATATTCCTGTCAAGAATCTATTCAAGCGTGGAAAACTTCGTGAAGATATCTTTGGTAATCTTGCATTCTTTGAGAAGTATTCAATTATAGGTGACGAAAGACCAGATAATGTTGCTGCTAAATTTTACAACGATTCAACTTTAGATTGGATTGTTCTTCTTTCAAATAACATTCTGAATATTCAATCAGAATGGCCGATGACTCAAAGAACTTTTGATAAGGTAATGTTAGATCGTTATGGTTCTTATGACAACCTTTATAGTGGAATTCATCATTATGAAACTGAAGAAATAAAAAACTCATTAGGAGTTACTGTTCTTCAAGGTGGTTTGAGAATTTCTCCAACTTGGAAGACTAGTGGTAACTTTATAGAAACAATCAACTCAACAATTGCAACGATTGCTGCTACTCAGGATGGTGGTGTCACTCCAAGTAAAACAGTAAGTGTTTTTATGGCCGATACTATTCCTGCATCTGTGGGAGATCAAGTCACAATCGAAGGAGTTTCGGAAATAGAATATAATGGAAAACACGTAATTACAGAAATTTCTGAAAACTATTTTACTTATGAACTTCCAGAAATACCTAATGTCATTTTTCCAACAGTATCTACATCAGGTCAAGAACAAGTCATTTATACAATTATAGAAAATTCAATAAACAGCAGTCCAACCAATCCACGTTATTATGAATACTGGGATGCTGGTCTTGGTTATTCTGTTTTAGTTCCTTCAACTTCTTTTGTTAGAGCAGTCACCAATTATGAATATGAGTTGAATATAGAGGAAGCAAAGAGAAATATTTACGTTCTCAAACCAAGATATCTCAATGTAATCTTTAATGATCTAGATGATATTATGCCATACAAAAAAGGTTCTCAGCAATACGTTACTGAGAACCTTAAGAAGGGTGATAATATTAGACTTTACGAATGATCAGTCCTCAGCAAGTTTTTGGAAATAACTGAGTGCATCATCTTCATCTTCGTCGTCTGAAGTGATCTTAGGAAGTGAAGGAGACTTACTACGATTGTAAGACTCTTCAAGTTCTTCCATTACTTTAGTCTCACGACTTACAGGAGCACTATAAGATTCATATTCATCCTCTTGTTCCACTACAGCACGAGACTGAGTAGGAGTGTTAGTTCCACCAACACCAAGAACATAATTCATACGCTTCTCAAGGTCTTCGTATGACTTGAACTGATCTGGAGCCGTGATTGCAGAGAGAGAATATTCTTTCTTCCAGATCGCTTCGAGTGCATCGTCATCATCTAGAAGAGGAGCAACACGATCAAACTCAGACTTATCGTAGTTCCAGTAACCATCCTTCTTCACGATCTTGATCTTGAAGTTTGCACCCTGCCAGAAGTCAAAAGGATTAATCGGATCTTCATCATCAAACTCAGGTTGCATAGCATTCAGGATCTTATCAAAGATCTTCTTACCATACTTAAAGAGAAATACTTTACCTTCGTTTGCAGGATTTGCAGGATCCTTTACAACGTAAATATTAGAGTAGTAAGACAGTTTACGCTTTTGCTTACGAACAGTGTCCTTATCCTTGTCACTGCCACTGTTCCAGAGACCGCGATTATATTCAGACACGGGATCTTTCTGACCAATCGTAGTCAGACTGTTTTCAATATACCAACCACCAGGACCTTGGAAAGCATGAGTATACATCTTTACCCAAGGAACATCTTCACCATCAGGAGCAGGCAGGAAGCGAATTACTGCAGAACCTACACCTGTTTTATCCATCTCTGGTTTCCAGAGACGTTCATCAGCACCACCAGAAGTGGTGTTCATCTTTTCTACTTGCTTCACCAGTTTCTCAGTCAGTGAACCAAGCGAAGATTGCTTTTTCAGATTTGCAAAATTAGACATTTGTACCTCGTATTTGTTGGGATTTGGCCTTTGTGTACTTCGTTATTCTACAGGTCGGAACCCGTCTTGTCAATCTGGGTTTTCATTGCATCAAGCATCTTAGTCATATTACCAAAGATGATATTCATATCAACATTGGCAGGAAGACCCATCATCGCAGCAGACTCAGCAATACGCTGCTTCATTTCCTTTGCCTCAGGGTCATCAGAAAGACTTAAGCGTGTATAAAGAATTTGTTGTTTGTTTAAAAGCCTTTCAAGAAGATCGACATGATGAATCTTATCTTCTTTTGTCATTGATGGAAACTTAAAAATGCTTCCATATATTTCTTCTTGCAGTTCAGAAATTTCAGCCATCTCTGCGCGAACGACTTCAGAATCAAAGAAACTCATTTTTCTCCTAGAATTACTTCTTTCAAAATTTTACGAAAACGAAATACATCAATATTTAGAAATGGATTATATTTTTTAATCCGACGACTTACGGTTTGCCACACCGGGTCTTGAAGTTTTTTATCAAAGTTATTTGAATATGAAAAGATTTTATCCAAAAGAACCATAGTCTCTAATGATACTTTACCACTCAAATACTTTTTCAAAAGAACAGGATGTCCTTTTGAACATTTAAAGACATCCTCAAATTTATTTTCTTCAAACAGAGATTGACTCTCTTCCTTGAAGACATATGAAAGTGATTGTACCTTTTTCTGCCAGTTTTGATATCTTGCTTCTCCCTCTTTAATCATTTCACCAATCCAAAGAGACTCTGGATCATTACAAGATACAAAGTTAGCAACAAAAAAATCTACAACTTCTTGATCAGTTTTTTGTCTTGAAATCTTTTCAAACCACATACGGTCTTTCCGTTTGTAGAAAGACTGAATAGTTGCTCTTGATTTGCCACAATACTTGAAGTAATCATAACTATCTTTTGTAAAATGATTTTTCAAAGACAGATAACATTTATATGAATCAAAGGGCATCATTAAAAGACTAATTTTGCACGGGAAGTTTTCTTAAGAAAGTTTAGTTCCATTGCTTCATACTTAATCTTTTCTTTCAATGGTTTTGAGATGAGTTTTGGAACTGATTCTAGATCTATATTATTCTGCTCACAAAAATAAATGATCGCATCAATATAGTTCATTTCAACATTAACTTGCACAAGATTTTCAATCTCCTGTGCAAATCGTGATGGGCAGAAGAACTTGCTTTCGAGTACCTTTTCTAATTCATTCTCCATCTGGCCTAATATTGTGATGTACAAATTCTTTAATGTAGCGAACTAATAGTCTAATATAGTCTGCTTTGTTTCTTTTGTCAAATACTTTGACTTCACCACCAGGAGTTACCATTAAGGTGATTAATTTAACAGGAGGAATGTTGGTAAGTTCATAATAAGCAGCTGCATAAAAAGTTTCTTGAACAAAGTAGTTTTCAATCCACTCTTCTGGTTTAATTTTTTCTGAAGTTTTGAAGTCAATAACTGCCAACTCTCCTTCATATTCGGCAATACAATCAACTCTTCCAGCAAGTCCAAGATATTCAGAGTAGAGAGTTCTTTCAATTGCATGAATATTATTTATCTTGTCAAGATAAGGTTTCGCATGATGAAACATAAACTTTGTCAGGGGTTGATAATCATCCCAGTTTAGTTCTTTATTTTCAAGATAATCCTGACAGACTTGGTGAAAATCTGTTCCCCTTGCAGTTGCTTTTTTAGTAATCGCATTTGCCTTTTCTGCACCAACTCTCTTTCTCCACTCAACAAAAATCTGTCGATTGTAAAAAGAAGTCACAGAAGTAATTGAAGGCACCCATTGCCCATCAGGAAGATGGTACAAACGGATGCCATTCGTTTCTTTCTTTTCTAATTCAAGATCACCTAAGTAATTATGATGAATAAAACTCATACACCGACTTCCATTTTAGCAAGAATATATTCTTTCACAAATCCAGAGCGAACAATATCGTCAACTTCAAATTCAATAATATCAATTGAAGGCATAACACGAAGAACTTTCATAAAATCAACAATTCCATTCTTTTCATTCGTTTTAATAAGATCACTTTGAGTGGCATCTCCACAGAAACAAATCTTACTATTTTCACCTACACGAGTAATTATACTATCAAGTTCGTGGAAGTTCAAGTTTTGGAATTCATCCACGATGATGATCGCATTATCAAGAGTTGTACCACGAATAAAAGAAGTGCTCCAAAAACTAATCGTTCCTTGAGTTTTGAGATTGCCATAGAGCATTTCAAATGAAGCATCATCAGGCATCTGGAACATATACTTTACCATATTCTTATAAGGAATTTGATAAAGAGATGACTTGTCTTCGTGGTCTCCTGGGAGGAAACCAATTTCGCGAGTAGCAACAAGAGACCTTACGATATAGATTTTTTCATAAGGGCTTCTTTCATCTAAAACATCCTGAAGAGCATTGTATAGAGTGATGAATGTTTTACCTGTTCCTGCACATCCATACGCAACGATGTTTTGATTTTTTTCATATGATTTATACAAAAGTTTTTGATTATCTGTGAGAGGTTCAATCTCTCTCATCAAATCGGCACCAATTGGTTTTTTGCGTTTCATTTGCTTTGCAGTCATTCCAACGCCAATTGGTTGATCCTCTGCCCTTCTTCTTCTTGCCATAGAATAATTAAATTGGTTTTACTTTTGATCCTGGTGCTTTTGATGCTTTATGAAGAACATCATTCCATCCTGGGTGAGATTTTACAAGTCGATCATAAATCTCACCAACTTCTCCTGATGCTGGACAAGTTGATGGATCTGACCAATCTCTATCCCAGTCTGGATTATCTTTTTTCCATTGTTCCCAATCATGAACACTGAGAACAACTTCTTTTTGTTCGCCAGTTTGTTTATTAATCACTGGATATGTTGCCAATGTTACACCTCCATTGTATGTAAGGATATTTATTCAATAGTAATAGATGGTGCATCAACACACTCAGAGCAACCTTCACGTGTCCATCCAAGTGCTTCAGATACTGCAGGGAACTGACAAGTAAAGATACAACGAACAAGTTCTGCAATCTCCATATGTTCCTTCTGCGTACCGTGTGCAGAGCGAAGATCGATATAATGGATCCACGACCGCACAGAACCGGTCATATAGAGTCTTGTAGGCACCGCTAAAGGCAATACAAACCTTGCACACTCCTTTGCTACTCCCTTGTCTAGAAGACGGTTGTAGAGGCGCAGAGCACTCTCAAAATGAACACGGATATCTTCTGTCAGGGTCAGTTTCAAATAGTCAGGAATATCGTCGATACTATTCTGACGATTCTTATCGTCCTGTCTACGAAGTTCAGGAAGAGGGATTGATTTGCCTAGAAGACTTGCATCGGCATAACGCTGAGAAAATTCTTGATATGTGAACGAACGATGCCGGAGAATTTGAGCCGCGATACCACGAGTTGTATTAATCTCTACGGTCATCGATGCTTGCTCAAAGATGCTCCAGTGCTGATGCTGAATACAATACTTGAGTAGTCCAGAGAACTTTTCATTCTCCTGATTTGCAGGGTTACTTACGCGAGCACAATATGCCATGTGCTTTTCTGCGTCAGGAGTAACACTGATTAGTTTTACTTCTGGTTTCATAAACTCGAAATCATCGTACATTGTATTCATCTTCCTCATCATAAAATACTTCGTCGTAATCAGTTAAAAAAGTTTTAATCTCATCATAAGTGGGTTCTTTAATGTCAGGATCTGAACCAATTTCTGACTTTAAACAATCCACTAGAGACTCAAGATTTCTGACAATTAACTTAAGTTTTTCTCTATCCATGTTATCAACCTATACGAAGATAATTATACATAAAAAAAGAGGGAGAGTCAAGTCTCCCTCTAAATTATTTTGCTGCTACTAAAGTAGCAAGAGATGCTTTACGACGCCTCTCTTCTTTTTGCTTCTGCTCTTTAATGAGTTGAAGTACGTTGAGTTTTTTCATTTGTGCCCCTCCTTTACAAACTTAACGCCACGATAGACTTCGTTTTGCTGTTGGGGTTGTTGCATCATTTGTTGTTGATACTCAAGACGCTTTTGAGTATCATACTCAACACCGCGATAAACTACTTTAGACATTAGGGTTCTCCTTAGTTTTTTAGGTTAAAGAGCGTTCCTTCAGTCGGCGTTTGCGTTCGCTATTTCCGAATAGCGAATGAACGATCCGTTCCGCGTCGGCTTACTTCCGTCCTTTCGGATGAACGTAAGGTCATTATAGACCTGTTAGTATAGTTATGCAAAAACTTTTGTAACTTTTGTTACCGTTCAATATAACTTAACGTATGGTTCTGCGCATATAACTGCTCAATGATAATATCGCATCCAATCTTTGGATTACAGTCTCCGCAAGTATAAACGTCCACTGCTGCCTTACCTTCCTCGGGCCATGTATGAATACTAATATGACTTTCGGATAGCAGACAAATCACAGTAACTCCCTGTGGTTCAAACTTCTTTGAGATAGTCTGAACTACGGTCGCACCACTTGCAACTGCTGCGTTTTCCAGTAAGTCTATAAGACAACGCTCGTCGTCCAAAAGGACAAACGAGCATCCATACAAATTAAGTAAATAATGCTTCCCCATTTTACAGTGGATTTTCCTCCGCTTCCTTTATCAATGAACTCACAATATCTTCTGTACCGTCCATTGTTTTGATAGCATACAGAGATGATTTTTGATATTTTTTAATTTTCTTATATTGTTTAATAACGTTATCGATATTATCCAAATTAATTTGAATATTTAGATCCTTACCAGTTCTTCCTTGGTTTGGATCTCCACCAAATCCTGCACTCATTTTCTTTTCTTTTTCTCAGGTTGTTTATAACCCCAAAGTTTTGGATTGGTTCTTCCATATCCAAAATCAATCTTTTTAACAGCACCTGGACCATACTTGTCATAATACATATCAAAAAGATTTACTCGTTTGGGGCAACGAGTTAGATCAAGGTGTTCTTCACCATCCACAACATACCAAATTAAATATGCATCATTAGGAAGTGAAGAATCTTTTGCTTTTTCTACAGTAGTTTTTTCTAAAAGAATTTCGCACCCATACTCATGAGGCAGAACTTTATTAAGTTTAGATTTATTTTCTGCCATTTTCTTTTTTGCTCCTACTGCTACTGTCATGAACGACCACCCCAACTAATATCAGGATATGCCTCTTTGACATTTTCAAAAGATATTTTGTATTTATCCGTGAGGTTTTTATCTTTTGTAAGAATTAATACTTCTGCTTCTTTTGGATGAAGACCTCGTAAAAGATTAATAAACATCATTTCCCTACGAATAGACGTAAGAGAATCATTGCCACCTTTTACGTAATGATAAAGGTTCTGCCACTCTTTACGAAGGGATGTTTTTCCCCTTCCATCAAGATCTTGACCCGTTGCTAATTCTCCACCATATGCTTCTTTCTTTAAATTCTCTGAAAGAGTTCCCGAATACACTGATTGTTCATCGGCATTTCCATAAGGAACTTCTCCATCAGGAAGTAAAGAAATCACACTCTCATCAAAGTTCCAAATAAAAACAGCTTTGAGAGAGTCGTGTTCGTATGTCTTAAGAACTTCTACCTTCTTTGCATTGCTTCTTTGCTTTGATGCAAGTTCTAGAATCTCAAATACAAAAGGATTTGTTGGAAGAGTTTCAATCGGTTTTTCAGTCGTCGTCCTCTTCGTCTTCGTCGTCGTAGCCATAATAGTCATTTTCAAAGCGTACTGATACTATTTCGTCAGGTATTACCTGCCCATTTTCATCAAAAAACTCTGGATGTAAATAAGGAGGTCTTGATTCTAACAAATGCCTGTAAGTTAACCACCCAATTATACTACCTACCATAAAAAAGAGCAAGGTGAACATTACAGAGAATGTTATTACGTATGCTGTTTCCATTTGTTTTCTCCAGAGAGTTTATTTTTTCCTAACATCAAAATGAAATTCTATAAAGAAGTGAAACTCTCTACGGAAAAGAGAGATCATCTTACCAAACTTCACTTGAAAAGTCTTTGGTTTTGATTCTCTCCTCCTTTTATTCCTAAGTAATAACTCAACACCCCGATTAATTTGGGGTTCTGACTTATTTAGTTTTCTTTTTCCGCCTGCCTGGTCGTCTATCATGACTGTATTTCCATGCGTCTTCAAGAATGCCGTAAAGGTAATTTCTTATTTTTCTTGCTTGTGGTTTAGGAATATGTCCGTAACCTTCTCGAAGTTGTTTATGAATTTCATCATTCCCACCCTCAAGATAATCATCCAAATCCATTACGAGATTGCTGAGTTCATTGGCAGTAGCACTTTCAATAAACTGTTCAACATCAATTCTTTTTGTTCCACGAACTTTTAGATAGTCATAAAACTTTAAAACAAATTGTCCATTAAAAGCATAATCAATTGCTTTTTCAACATCGTTATAAACTTCGTGAAGGGTGTTTTCCATTAAACTAGATTTTGCTCCTTAAGGTATTGAACAGTATCAGTGCATCCACCAATGTGTTGATCATCAACGATTACCTGAGGAAAAGTAGAACCTTCTCCAAATTCAGCATAAAACTCATCGCGAGTAAAATCAGTATTCAATTTGTAAACTACGTGCTGAAGTTGTGCCAACTCTAGCACCTGTTGCACTTTTGTGCAATATGGACAACCATCTTTTGAATAAACTGTAAACTTCATATTATTTGTTAAGTTTTGTGGAATATTTATGATTAAATTTATTATAAGTCTTTATCGGAGGTCTGTAAAGGTTCGGCCAAGTATCTCTAATAATTTCTGCTTGTTTATATGGTGTTTCCGAAGTAATCATTAAAATCTACCAGGTGTATAATCCATTCCTTCAAGGAGTTCATCTAACATTGTACCATACTCTTTAAATCTTCTGTCTCCAGCAATAAAACATCTCTGTCGCATCCAAACAGCATCAGCAAGAAGTTTTATTTGTTCTTCGGAAAGTGATAGGTTTTTCATAATTGTTAGTAATGATAGTGGTCTGTCAATGAAATTAGAACCATAAAAATTCCAAATGCTATGAAAGAAAATAGAATTAAAAACATAAAAAAAGGAGTTCAGAGAACTCCTCTTATTTATTTTTAGAGTGCGTTTCCGCGAGGTAGAACTTCCTCTGGGAAAACAAAGTTCTCGTGAGGTTGATCTACTGGTGCCATCCATGCACGAAGACCCTCATTCAGTAGAATATTCTTTGTATAGAACGTTTCAAATTCGGGATCCTCTGCTGCACGAATTTCTTGAGAAACAAAATCGTAAGCACGAAGGTTAAGGGCAAGACCAATAATACCGATACTGGAGGTCCAGAGA